CTGAACCTGTACATCCACTAATTTCTGTCATTAAACTAATTTTCCAATACATAGAATCATAAGAAGGAGGTATTCCTGTTGAACCATCAAAGAAAGTAGTTCCTGTACCTTGTTCAAATACTCTATCTCCTACAGTTAACATGCCAGTGGTATGTACTGCTACATAAATAGCATCTAGAGGTTCTGGGTAGCCACATGCTTCAGTACTATTTAAAGTTCCTGATAGACTTATAAAACCATTTTCTCTATTTGCTGTTAATGAATCCCAACAATCTGCATCTATTTGTTTAGCAAATACTGTATTTGCTGAATCTTTAACAGCAACCCAATAAGTACCTACTGCAGTTTCAGGATAGTAAACAGCTACACTACCAGGATTAGATGTTGCACTCCAAGTAGTATTAGCTAATGCTAATGCTTCACTTGTAAAAGTATCTGTTGCAGGATAATAAGGTCCTACTCCTCCTGTTATATCATCTAATACAATATTGGTTAAATCTGAACCACTACATGTTTTAGTTAGAATAAAATCTAAAGGTTCTACATCTTGTAGTAATCTTACTGAATACCCCATTTTTTTATCATGTGCACTTCCTACTGCCATTAAATCATCAAATGCAGAAGATGCCCCAAAAGCATTAGCTAAAGTAGTATTAAAACCTGTACTAGTCCAAAACCATCCAAGGTAGTTAAAGTCACGATAAGTTCCATCATAATCTCTGACTCCTGCTCCAAAAGCTGTAAAACCAGTTTCATCAGTTGCACCAACATTAGGAGATAACCAATGACATGTTCCCACTTCTTTTATTTTACCTCCTGCAACACTTTGTCCTCCTAAATAAGTTATTAAAGCATCTCTTTCTACTACTGTAGGTACATGATAACCTACAGGTCCTAAACCTCTAGGATCATTTACAGCATACCAATTATAAAGTTTACCGTATATAGCATCATTAGCAGGGTCATTATTAACATGACACCAAGCTCCTGTAGTTAATGCTGCCCATGCAGTAGGGTCTGTTACTTGTGGAATTGTATTTCCATTTCTATAAGTTGTAACACTTAAGTTACATCCTGTCCAAACTTGGGCTCCAATTGTAACATTATGAGTTACACAGTTTAAACACTCTTCAGATACAATTGTATATGCCCATTTTTTAAATAATTGCATAACTATACTTTTATGTTACCTCCTATATAATATACATTACTTGTACCTTCTTTTTCTAAGTAAGCAAAGAAATTTGGTCCTTTTATTTTAAATGCTCCTGAAATAGGGGTATTAATAGTTGCTCCTCCTGGAAAACCTGAAATAGTTACATCTCCTGCTCCTTTTTGGATAAATGCTACAGCAAATTTTGCAGATAAACCTGTGTTTGGAACTTTTATAGCTTTAGCTGTTCCTCCTGTTTCTATAATTAATGTGTAGTTATTATCAGCATCAGTTAAGGTATATTCACTATCTCCAAAAGTACTAATAGTTCTTTGTAAGTTATTTGCTGTATAGTCTGCACCATCTGCACCATTGGTTCCAGGTGTTCCATTAGTACCATTCGTTCCTGCAGGTCCTGTAAATGTAAATGGAAAAAAGTTATATTTTTTATTTGAATAATTAATACCAAAAGCAGTTAATCCTGCAGGATATGTAAAATCAAATGTTACTAAACCTTCATTTTCTTCACCTGCTTGAACCTCACGCCATTCATAGTTAGTTCTTTCTGCAATACAAAATACTCTTAAGCCGTCATAATATGTGTATGCAAGGTTGTTGTTTGTACCTAAGTACTTAAGTGTTGCCTCATCTGCGACGTATGTTTTAACATCTAAAGGAATTTGTGTTGTAAGTTTTAAACCTTTAGGTATATTATTGTAATCTGCCATTATTTTTTAATTTTAAAGTAAATATCTCCGTGACTATATATATTTTTAGAAACAAACAATGTTGATTTAATCAATGGTATTAATACAATATCAAAAGCATCTGCAACACTATTACCCATTATATCATACATTGTATAAGACGTTGTTGTTGATTCAGTAGCTAAGAAACATATTCTTCCAATATTAGAATAAGCAATTGTACGCCCTGTATTGAATGATTCGTATGTGTCTGATGACTTACCCTCAACATAACCTTGATCGTCAACGAGAGGTTGTATATTTGCTAAATTAGCTGTGGTTGTTGTTTCCTGCCAATAATATATCTTAGGAAACTTTGGAAAATCATTACAATCTTCTGCTTCAGCCTGAATAAATGCAGGTCTTGCTGTAGATTGATATGTTTTACATATTGTAGGTCTACATATTTCATCTGATTGAAATGTTGTAGCATAATAGATAGATAATAAACCGTTAATCTGTTCACTTGTTAATGTTATACATCCACCATTTAACAAATTAGCAATTATATCTATGAAATATAAATTCTTAATTTTTAATTTACCATAAATCTTAGATCTATTATAAATTCTTTCTATAGAACCTATTACTAACGATGTATGATTCTTATCATTAACTGTTAACATATTAGTGTTGTTTAAATTTGTTACATGATGCACACTCTGCAGTTTTACAATCTTTACAAGTGTTTAATGAACATAAGTGTTTTAGTTTTGTTAATGCTTCTAATGCTTGTATGTAATAACCTATTTCAAAGCAATTTTCAATTGTTTCTATTAGAAGGTTAATTAATAATACTGTATCATTAAATGTAGCACCGTTACAATTAGGACAACCTGTATTTTTAAGTTCTAAGATATAATTTACCAAACATGTTTTATACTCTGTTAAATTATATGTTATACCTAATGTTGGAAGTTGACATGTATCACATTCTGTATCTGTTGTATCATTTGTTTCAACCTCAATGAAATTAACATTGTCAAATGATGTAATACCTAATTCTGTAGCTAATACAAAAAATACTTCTTTATTATTGATATCTGCTAATTTATATGATAAATCTACTGCTGCTGTATAATCTTTAAAAGTTGTACTATCCCACAATAAAATAGAAGTTATACTAAACCCTACAGTAGTTTCAACATCAATTGCTAACTTACTGCCTTCTTCCAGGATTTCAAAATTATTTATTTTTACCATTTTATATATGCAAAAAAAAAGGAAGAAGATTTATGTCTTCTTCCTTTAAGGTTAATTTTATAATGTTTATGCTACAGGTAAGTTAGCAGGAACGGTTGCATTACTATTTACAGCAGTACGAATACTTGTAAGGATAGTGTTTGTTGCAGCGTTGTTTGCTAAAGTATCAGTTACTTTATCAACCATGATAGTCAATACTTTGTATTGTCTTTCAACAGAAGTTTCTTTTCTTTCTGAGTAGTAAACAACTTGAATAGTGTTATACAATCCAGTAGTTGAAGCATAGTAAGGAGTATTAAAGTCTGCAGGATATCCTGTTTGACGGTAAGCCTCATATTTGTAACCTTTAACGAACCACTCGTAGTTAACAGCAGCTTTACCAGTTCCAGAACCAGGGTTGTTACCATTGCTAGTTGTAGCAGTTAGTAAACCTAAGTTTTGTTGTGGTTGAGTCAAATCTTGAATGTTTTGATATGTTTTTGCAAGTACATCAAATTCAATTTGCTTACCAATGATTTTTCCAGGAACTACAGTTTGTGCTTTACCAGCGATTGTAAATCCTAGTGGAGAAGCAGTAGTTGCAGTTACGAATTCAAAATCACCTCTTTTAATAAGGTTTTTTCTTAAAGAAGACAACAAGCCGTCACGAACAGTAGTTGCTGTTTCAGCAGTTACAGATGCTCCAGTTACATAGTATCCTTGAATGACTGCAAAGTTTTCAGGAGATAATGAACCACCATCATTGTACAATCTAATTTCTACTGCGTAAGTGTGGTTAGCAAGAACGTTTCCTGTAAAACCAGCAACAGCAACAGATTTTTGAACTTCAGGAGCATAAGCTGCAAGAGTTACTTTTTCAACATTTCGAGGATCTACAACATCAGAAAACTCATAGTTTAATCCTTTTCCTGCATCACCTGCAGTTTTTTGCAAAACCTTAAAAGGTACATTTGCAGCGGCAGCGGTACCGTTTTCAGAATATACTCTGATAGATTTGTTAGCAGCATTTGCTACGAAATCTTGTGCGGTAGTATTTGTTGCAGCCGTTGCACCAATAATTAATTCACCAACTTGATTTGGTCCAAACATAATTTTTTTATTTTATAATTTATAATTTATTCATTTCTTTGGTCTAACTGTACTTTACTTTCTAAGTTAGACGGCTTGTAATCTCTAAGTGCTAATTCTACAGCACGGTCTAATATTTCTCGATGAATACTTTCATCTAATTCACATGTATAAGGTGTTTGATAACCATCTATAGATATATTTTCACCAGGAAATGTAGTATTAAGATTTGACAATATTATAGGTCTTGGATATTTAATATACCTTAGTTGATATTTTGCAATCGTATAAGGTGTAACTAATTCAACAACTTTATTATTGTTAATCTTAGAAATATTTAATCTCCAGGCTACAGTATAATCAGGTTGTTTAAAAGGATTAGCTATTTGAATATTAAATTCATCATGTGTCTTTGCAACAACTTTTACTTGTCGATCTTTAAAACAACTACCTTCACCCAGTGTAATATTCTCATATACTATAAGATAAACATCATCAGGTATTTTAAAAAATTTAGAGGTACTAGATAAACCATCGCTTGAAGAAACTATTGTTGTAGAAGTATGTGTCTTTACTAATTCTTTTAAATCAACTCGTCTTTTTTCTGAACCCTCAAATCCTTTTTTATACTTATTACCAAGCGCACTGTAATAGTTTTTAACTATTTCCAATTGAGCCTTAGTTAGAAAAAGACTAATTTCATAATCATCTAAACCAGGTGCACTTTGTGATGCAATCGCATTGTAGTGTATTTGAAATTCATTTTTAAATTCAGATGTAGTCATAGTTATTTTTTAGATTTTAAAATCTTAGCTTCAATTAAGCTTCTAACTTCTTGATGTTTTGGATTATTTAAATATGTAACAGTATTTTCAAAAGAAGCTACTTGACCGTTTTCACATAAGTCTAAACCGTCAGTTGTTGCATATTTATTTCCAGATTTAATAATAACACCTTTATCTTCTGCAGTTTGAATTAATATTTTAGTTTCTAAATTAGAATCTGTCATTAATTCTACAAATGATTTTGGTTCCTTGTCTAAATGTTCTTCAACCTTAGTTTGTAACCATTTTAAAGATGTATCTTCTGAGATTGGTTTATTGGTAAGAAGTTTTAAAATACTAAGAAGTTTTTCCTTATCATCTTCAATTTTACCATAAAGCTTAAATGCGTTTTTCTTGTAATCAAAAGCTTGTTTCTTTTCAGAAAGTTCTTCATCACTACTTGTAACAACAAACTGATATGTTTGTTTTTTATTACGATCTGCCCAATTAGGTGCAATATCATCTTTTAAAAATGTTAAGATCTTATATGAAATATAATCCATTGGATTACCTAAATTAAATCTATTATCATCTTTAAATAATGATACGTAGTGTGTTGTCCAAAATTCACCATATACTGATAAATTTAAACCTGTAACATTCTCTAAGTATTCTTTTTCTTCTGATGTTAAAATATTAGCAATTGATCCATTTCTTAACAAAGGCACCTGAAACTTCTTTATTGATCCAGATAACATTCCTCCTGCTAATACGTGATCATCGCCAACATTTGACGCCATTCCTTTTTTACGAGGAATATACTTTACTGTAATTGTTTTCTCAGGTAAAGTAAACTTGTTTTCTTTTGTAATTTCTCCCATTATTTCTCCCAATTAAATTTATTAAAAATAAGGGATGTTTATTGGCACATCCCTAAAAGCCTATATTGTATTAGTCTAACAACGCTGGTTTCAATGTAGCTGTTCTAGATGGATCTTTAACCATTGCACCAGTACCACACATTGCAGTCATAGTAGCAGAGTCTTCCATCAATTGCATTACACCACCTCTACGTCCAGAGAACGGATCTCTAATACCTGCCATGTAACCACGTAATTCATCATCACCACGTACTTTTACTTTTTGGATATTAGGCTCTTCCATTGAACCGATGTAAAGGATGTCATATCTGTAAGATTCAGCAACCCCACCATCAGGGTGAAGAACTTTGTTACGAACTTTATCATCATACATAGGATCAACCTCTAACATAATGTGAATGTTATTTGGTGCAATCCATTCTGTAAATTGGAATCCAGCTTTAAACGCGTTCTCATTAAATTTAGAAGAAACTTGTTTTACAGCATTTTGGTTTGTGTTATCAAAGATAGCTTTCCAACCTGAAGCAGCAGCAGTACAAGCACGGTTAAATTGGGCAGCCCCTCTTTCACCTGTACGTAACATAAACTTTCTTTCAGTGAAATCTAATTTACCTTCAGACAATTCAGACAATACATCTTCTAAAAGACGCATAGAGAATCTGTTGTAAGTAATAGTATTAGATACTTCCATTTGCTCACGGATACCAGAACCAGCTTTAATTTCAATGTTAGCATTACCTTTGTTCAAGAAACGACCATTCTCATCACGGTTAGTTTTACCAAACATGATAGTACGTGATTTAATACGAGAGAATGCTTTTTCAAACTGCCAGTAAACTTCTTGCATCCAAGTGCTAGATTTGTGAACTTTTCCAGTGTTAGGATCTCTTGTTTCAATACCTGCAAAATATACAGGCTCAACTTTACAGTCGATCATTGCTCCAGATACTTTATGCTCAACACGCATTGTAGAAACTGAGTTTCTAATTAAGTATGGAGATGTAAATTGAATACCAGCACCTTTGATAGAAAGTTCGTCTTCAACAGGAGCACCCTCGATAGAGAATCTGTTACCTGGTAAAAGCTCATCTCCAGGAATACCTGCTAATGATTCTTGACCACCCCAAACTTCACAGTCATAAACGTAGTTAGTACCTTCTTCGTAAGCATCTTCTAACAATCTGATTTGGTAAACGTCAGGTCTTGGACCAGCGATTACGTGCATTTTAGTAAACCATTTTTCAGCAAATACCAATTGGAATTTTGTTCTTGCAAGACCTACACCTACAGTGTTAGTATCAACAACAGTTCCTTGAAATCTTGCTTCAACAAGTGGAATGTTTCTCTCATCACTACCTACTACTTTCCATACGAAATCATCTGCAGTATTTAATACTTTTTCAGGAAACAAAGATAACGTAGTATCTAAATTTTTCATTCCTGAGTTTTGCAACAACACAGTTGTTAGCGGAGAAATTAATTGTGGTTGACTTCCAAAAATAGCACCGATGTGATTTTTTAGTGTCAATCCTGACCAGGCTTTACCCTTTGTCATTACAAATTTACCTAAAGACATATTTATTTATTTAATTATTAATATTTTATAAAACTAATTCTGATCCAAAACCATTATAACTATTTGGATCTTGCATGTACCCTGGAGTACCATTATCCTCAAATCGTGTCTTACGTAAAACTGTTTCTAATTTTTTAACAGCTTTAGATCCAACGGTGTTTGAAATTTTACTTAAATCAGAAAAACCATTTGTTAACTCATATAGGTAGTACATTTTCGTATCAAACTCAATAGGGTTCGCTGATCTATCTTTCATTAATTTATTTTCCAATTCACCTGTTTGAGGATTTTTAGAAACAACTTCAGTCATTGTTTTAAATACCTTTTCTTGTAAAGCTTTAGTATTAGGAATACCTTTTACAATTTCTGTAGAATTATAGATGTAGTTTTTAATAGTGGCATCTAATTGTTCTTGTTGTTTACGTTGTTCTTCTAAAGATTGAGAATAACGAGCTTTTTCAAGTTCTTCTTGTTTAGCCTCAAACTCTTTTAAACTTTGTACAGACTCAAGAGCATCTTCTAAAAGAACATCTTCACCTAGATCAACTGCTTTACGTAACATCTTACGTGCACGATCTTCTGACAATCCTTGATTAATATAATCTCTAAAAATAATATCTTTAGCGACTTCTAAATTATCTTTTAAATAATCTTCATCAATACTATTTAATTCAAGTTGTGTCTGTCTAGATGATGCAATTTTTTCAACATCTAAACTGTTAAGATATTCTTCAAGCTTTCTGTCAGCCTGAATGTTTATTTCTTTTTTAAATACATCTACAAAATCATCAACTGATTTTATTTCTTGTGAAGATTCTAATGAGGGGATGATCCCTTGTTCAAAAAGAACGTCTGCGATGGAAGAATATAAGTTGGGAGAGGATTCACCAGATGGATCATCGTCCTCATTATTTTCATCTTCACGCCCATCTACGTTCTCTGGAGAATCTTCTTCTTCCTCGATAGGATTAGTATTTGTATTTTCTGTATCTTCTGTGTTATCAGTATCATCTTGACTCTCGTCAAATGTATCTGTAAAATCACCATCAAAATTAAGTTCTTGGTTAGAACCAAAGATTGACATTAAATCATTTTCTTCTTCCATAATTTTCTCCCTATTTTATAAAGTTTACAAATATAATGTATTTTTTTGTTAAATCCAAATTAAAACGTAAAAACTTTTAAAAATTAAGCCATTGTTAATAGCTATTTCGTTGCTTTTTTACTTCTAGAAATAGCGTGAGCTTCCTTAGTTAGCTCTACGTTATCCTTATGTTTAAGCATATCATTATTTAATTGTTTCATTTTTAAAATGTAATCTTGACGTTTTTGTTCTACGCTTAGATTAAATTTCTCACGTTCCATTGGATCTTCAACACCGTCACCATTTAAATCGCCTGCACCTTCTTCTTGTGATAAAAGTGCAATATCATATTTAGTTTGGTTATCTCGTTGATTTTTCATATCATCAAGTTCAAGTTTTCTATTTTCTAGTTCAACCATAGCTTGATTGTTTTGTTGTTGTATTTTATTAGCTTCTTGTGATTGCTCAGATTGACGTTGATGCATTTGCTCTTCAGCATCCTCAAGTTTTCTACGCATATCCATTAATGAAGAACTAAAGTATATGTCCATAATTGTAGACATAGATCCACCATTTTGTAAAAATGATTGAGCGTTTTGTTTTATCATTTGCTCAAGTTCCATTGTTTTACCTGATGTTGTAATTACAAGACCATAATCTTGTTCAGAAAAATCATTATCTTCTAAATTCAAGGTTTGTATTGATTGATCATCTAATAAGAATTGAACTTTTTTATTATTACCCTTTAAAGCTATCTTAGCTGTTTCTAGAAAACATTCTAGTACTCTAATCTTAGCTTGTTCGTGTAACATAAACCACCATTCAGTAATATGACTAGATTGATTTACAGAACGCTCTACACCACCTACAGTTTCTCTATTTGAAACTTGACCTTGACGTTGAGCAGATACTCCTGCAATTTCACCCATTTCCATTTTAATAAACTCTAATAGTTGAATATGTTGTTGAATATAAGAACCTGTTTCCATATCCATTACACGACCACCTTGAGTATTCATAGATCCTGCAAGTTTACCTGTAGCGGCACCTTGTTGACCTTCTTTAAATGAATCAATTACCGCAATCTTATTTACTACTGCAAAGTGCATCCATTTTTCAACTTCCCAGTTTTCAGGAACCTTAGCTAAATCTAATTCAAATATCTTACCATAGTTTGTAGCAATTGCTTTATTCAATCTATCCCAGATTACATCGTACATGTATTGATAGTTTTTACATCTATCAACTAATGATACAGCTTTTGACTGACTTGTATTGTAGATCTGACCAATAATACCTGGGTGACATAATGATGGATTGTGAATCTTATTATATTGAATCTTACGTGGTTTAATATTTAAATAAATATCTTTACCTACTTTAACACCTTCCCACCATTCATTAACCCACATAGAAGTTACTTCTTCACCCATTTCTTTGTTAGGGATATATTCTTCAGAAGCTATCTTGTATTGTTCTTCACCGTATTCATCGTAGTACTTAACTTTTTTAATTTGCTTAATTGATTTCCAAAATACTTTAAGTAC